CGCACAACCACGACACCGCCGGGACCGGGTTCGGCACGCCTGTGCAATACTCGCATCAGCACACTGGCGTCACTGACATACAGGGCAACCACACCCACACGGTCGGCTTGTGGGGTATGGGGACGGGTGCAGCGGGCGGCAGCATCAACCTGATGAGCGATTTGTTCGGCGGTGCGTCCTACACCACCAGCACTGCCGGCGCGCACGCGCATAATTTCTTTACCAACTTCGATGCCGGTCACGCGCACAACCTGTACTGGGCCAACAATCACACACACAATGTCTCAACGGCACCCGAGCATAACCATGCCATCAGCGCAGATGGTAGCCACTGGCACAACATATCGTCCGGCGGCAGCGGCACGCGGCTGGAGGTGGTGCAGCCGGTCATGGTCGTCTCCAAGATCATCTACGCCGGCAGTCAGGCTGCGGCTGCCGCCACGACCGCCGCAGTGCCGCTGGTGCGCCGGCTGATGTCGGCGCCGATGCGCGGGACGCACTGACATGCCACGCCTCACCCAGGCCCCGCCGCCGGGCGTTGTGCGCAACGCCACCCCGGAAGCAACCACGGGGCGATGGTGGGACTGCAACAACATCCGGTTCCGCGGCGGTCAGATCCAGCCGATCGGCGGCAACACGGCAATCCCAGGCACGGGCGTGACCGCCCCGGTGCGGGACCTGATCACGTGGCACGATAACGCGCGGATACGCTGGGCGGCGTTCGGCACTGACACCGGGCTTTACGCCTACAGGTTCGACACCGACACGCTGCACGACATCACGCCAGCCGGTGTCGGCACACTCGATCCGCCTGGAGCGCTGAACGGTTACGGTCTCGGTGATTACGGCGAGGACGCCTACGGCACATCCCGTGACCCAGATGACATTGGTCCGCAGGACATCTCGGCCACGATGGGCGACCGGTGGAGCATGGATACGTTCGGCGAGCGCCTGCTGATCGTGCCGACCCAGGATGGCCACCTGTTCGAGTGGGATCCCAACACCCCCACGGTGCTGCCGACGATCGTCACAGCGGCGCCAGCGTCGAACCGGGGCGTAATCGTCACCGACCAGCGGCACGTGGTGCTCTACGGGGCCGGCGGTGACCCGCGCATGATCGCCTGGTCCGATCAGGAGGACTACGCGGTCTGGGCGCCAACCGCGGTCAACATGGCGGGCGACAAACTGCTCGCGACGCAGTCCTACGCCATGACCGCTATCAAGATCGCCGACAGCATCCTGCTGTTCACCGGCAACGACCTGCACAAGATGACCTACGTGGGACCGCCGTACGCTTACGGCATTGTCGAGATCGCCTCGGGCTGCGGACCGATCTCGCCGCGCGCTGTGGTGCGGATCGGCAGCAATGTTGCGTGGCCTGGCCTGCAAACATTCTGGGCTTATGCCGGGAGTGTGCAGCCCATGAAGTGCGATGTTGATGATTGGTTCTTCAGCCTCGTGAACCGGCAGATGGTGGGGCGCGTGTTTGGCAGTCCCAACCCGGCGTTTTCTGAACTGTGGTGGGATTGGCCGGATGAGGGCTCGAACGAGTGCAACCGCTACATCGCGGTGAACTATGCCGACGCAAACCGGCCCTGGACGATCGGGGTAAGGGAACGCACGGCGGCAGACGGGACCGGAACGATGGACAACCCCATCCTGGCAGGGCCAGCGGCGAGCGGGGCGTGCCTGTATTTGCACGAATACGGCTGGCTCGATGACAACACGCCGCGTGCATCGGTCGGATCGGTCTATGCTGAAAGCGGCAACATCGTTCTGGCTGAGGGTGATGCGCGGTTCCACGTGCGCCAGCTGGTCCTCGACGCGGCGGCGCCCAGCGGCCTCGGGTACCGCTTCCTGACCAGGGAGCAGCCGCAGAGCGAGGAGCACGACACCGGGCTATACACCGAGACGCATGGTGGGCTGATGGACGTGCGATTCTCGGGCAGGCATATCCGCATGCGCGTCGAGGCGCTCGCCGACGAGCCGTTTGCCATTGGCCGGCCCCGGCTCAGTATCAGGAAGGGCGGGAGGAGGTAGCGATGACAGTTCGCCCGGTCAGCCGTCCACCCGCGCCGTTCCAGGCACCGACTGCCGGCAGCATCGATGAGCGGCTGGCTATCATTGCCGCCGAAATCAATCGCAAGGCCAATGCCGGATTGGCGGGTCCTGCGTACCATTTCGTCGGGCTGATCTCGCCTGACGGCACGTCGTGGCGCGTGTCGATCACCGATGCCGGGACGATTGTCACAGAGGCGGCTCCGTGACCAACGAACAGAAGCTGCGGCGGTTCGAGAAGGCTCTGGCGATCGGCGGCAATACCCACACTGTTGCTGATGTGCTGGACCGGGTGCGCGAGCATCGCGCTGTATGCTGGCCCAACGGTGACAGCGTCATTGTCACGGAGGTGATCGTGGCGCCACGCATGAGAATGCTCAACTACTGGATCGTCAGCGGTCGTCTGCAGGAATGTGCCGAGATGCAGCCAGCGATTGATGCCTGGGGTGTCTCGGAAGGGTGCAGCATCGCCATAGCTACCGGGCGGCTGGGATGGTTACGTCGGCAGCCTCTTGACCCACGCTGGAAGCCAACCAGCGTCAAATTTATCAAGGACCTGAGCAATGCCTAGCCAGAATGGTGGCGGCCAGAACACCAGCACTGTCCAGAACAGCAACGCCTACATCCCGCCGTGGCTGGAGGCTGCCAGTGCGGACGCTGTCAAACGCGCTGGGGAACTGAGCAACCAGCCATACACGCCATACACCGGCCAGACGGTTGCCGGCCTCGATCCGGCGCAACAGCGCGCCTACGACAATGCCTGGCAGCTACAGAACCAGGGCGGCGCCGGGTTCAACAGTGCCATCGGCGCGCAGCAACGGATGGCCGATCAGGTGACGCCGCTCACCGCCGGCGGCATCCAGGGCAACACCGACCAGTTGCAGCAGGGCTTCCAGCAGCAGGTCTACGGGCCGTCGCAGGGCTTGCTGGGGAACTACACGAGCCAGGGTCCGGCAACTGCGCAGGGCGTGGCGGCTGGCGCGCAGCAGTTGATGTCGCCTTACACCCAGTCGGTCGTCGACCCAGCGAACCAGTTGATGCAACAGCAACTGCGGCAGAACCTCAACACCATCGGCGCCGGGGCGAATCAGGCGGGGGCGTTCGGCGGCAGCCGGCAGGGCGTCCAAGAGGGTATCGCGCAGAGCCAAGCGGCGCTGGGGTCGGAGAAGTATCTCGGCGACCTGCTCAACAACCAATGGAACCAGGCCACCGGCATCAGCCGCGACGTGGCGATGCAGGCGGGACAGCAGGGGCTCACCTCCAATACCGCGCTGGCCAGCATGCTGCAGGGTGGCTACGGGGCCAATCAGAAGCTCGGCGCCGACATCATGTCGTCCAACCTGAGCCAGGGCCTGGGGGCGGCGCAGAACCTGCCGGGGTCGCTCGCGGGAGAGCAGGCGCACACGTTCGGCCAGACCAATGCGCTGAACCAAGCGGGCGGCGCCATGCAGCAGTATCAGCAGCAGTTGCTCAACGCGCAGCAGGGTGCGTTCGCCCAGCAGCAGGCGTTTCCCTATCAGCAGCTGCAGACGTTGCTCGGTGCGGTGTCTGGCATTCCCTACAGCACCAGCAATTCGGGCTTCTCGCAGGAAAACAACCCCTACTACTCGAACCCGTGGGCACAAGGCGTCGGCGGCGTGGCGACGCTGGGCGGTTTGGCCGGTGGTGTCGGCAGCATCCTTAACAGAGACCCGACCTACGGCGTGGGGACTTAGCAGATGGCCGACGCTGGCATTGGCGAGGCTGCCCTGCTTGCTGCGGCGGCAGAGAGCGCCGCGGCGGCTGGTGGCACGGCAGCGGCTGTGGCGGCGGCTGAGGCAGCGGCGGCTGCGGCAGCTACCGGTGCCGGTGCGGCTGGCGCGGCGGCGGCTGCGGCCCCGGCTGTCGAGGCAGCAATCGCGGCGCCCTCGCTCGCGCTGGCGGCACCGGAAGTAGCAGCGGCGACCGTGCCCACGGCAGCGGAGGCGGCGGCATCGCTTGCCCCCACGGCGGCAGAGCCGATTTTCCTCGGCGGCGCGGTGTCAGAGCCGGCAGCGGCGGCGCCTGTCATCGAGGGCGGCGTGTGGGACAGCGCTGCGACCCCCGGATTGCTGGGCGATACGGGTGCCGCTGGCACGTGGGAAGGCCCGGCGACGCTGCAGGTGTCGGATGTGTCAGCACCGGGCGTGCTCGACACCGGCACGTGGTCTGAGGCTGGGTCGAAAGGCCTGCTCGATAAGGCGGCCGCGTGGTGGGACAAGGCGACGCTGGGCGAGAAGCTCAAGGCGGGCGGCACGCTGGCGTCGGGCGTCAGCACCGCGGCCAAGGCGGCGACGCCCTCGACACCCTCCAGCGGTCCCAAGACCACAATCAGACCGGGCACCACCGGCAAGCCGATGGGCGGCGAGCAGACGCTGGCGCAGGTGGTCGAGGCGCTGCTGAAACGCCGCGACGCCTACACCGGGGCGCAATACGGTGCGCCGGTTGCGTATAGACCGCGCGGGTTGCTGGGGTGAAAAATGCCAACACTTGAGGAGCAGATTGCCGCACTAAACGAGCAGATCAATTCGCAGCAGGCTCCGGTGCTGCCGACGCTGCCGCGCGGTTCGCCGGATGACGGCACACGGCCAGGCTTGCTGGGAATGCTCGGCTCAGTGCTGGCTGGCGGACAGTCGCCGACCTATCGCCTGCGTGGCCGGGAGGAGGATGCGGCGGGCAGCCGGGCGTTGCTCAACTTTGGCCTGAGCATGCTGCAAGCCGGCGGACCATCGCGGGTTAAACCCGACTTTCTCACCGCCGCCGCCACCGGGCTGCAGGGTGCGCAGCAGTCGATGGACCTGGACCAGCGGCGGGCGGCTGCGGTGGCGCAGCAGGACTATCAGCAGCGGATGGAGCTCGCGCGACTCGGCGTCGAGCAGAACCGCGACAAGATCGAGCGGCTCAAGGCGATGATCCCGTTGCTGCAGATGCAGAACAGGCCGGTGATCAATGCCGATGGCAGTGTCAGCACAGCCGGGACGGGTGGTGGTGGGGCGGGTGGTGGTGCGGCTCCTGGGGCGCCGCAGTTCACTGGCGACAAGGCCAAGGATGAGGCGCTCATCATCCAGCGGGAGAGCAAGGGTGACCCGACAGCGCTGAACTATGTGGCCCAGGCGGACCCCACCGCACGCGCCAGGGGCGCCACAGCGTCGGGGCTCCATGGGTTCGTCGACAGCACGTGGAAAGAAGGTCTCCAGATGATCGGCGGGGACCCGGCGAAGTATCCCACCGCGGCCTCGGCGCCCGAGGCGGTGCAGCGACAGGTCTTCAGTGCGGTCTACGACAAGCGCGGCACGGCGCCGTGGGACCCGTCCAAGTGGGGGCAGAACTGGGTCAAGAACGCCTCGGGCGGCTACGACCTGGTGAAGACGGGTACGGGCACAGGCACCGCGTCCACGCCGCCGCCCTACAAGACAGCCAGCACGACCGCCACGCCACCGCCAACCGGCGCACCGGCCGCCACGCCAGCCGTGCCCGGCGCACCACCAGCGCCAGCACCCGCACCGGCAGACGCTACTGCCCCCGCCGTTACCGCGCCGGCCCCCGCCACGCCTGCCCCACCACCCACCACCGGACCATTGGCCCGGCTGCCGAAGCAGGATGACTTCATGGCGCAGAACATCGCCAAACCTACGCCCGAAGAAGAGGCGTTGTGGCACACGCCGATGAACCCGGAGGAAGAGAAGACTCTGCGCGACGGGCTGAAGCGCCTGCAGAGCTCAGTGGATGCGGCCCGGGCTTCCTATAATGCGGGCGGATCGAAAGATACGGAAAGCGCTTACCATACGGCACAGGCAAAATACGCCGAATTGCAGGATGCACTGGCAGAGAAACAGCGTAAGGCGCGGCAGGTCGGTGATGACCGCAAGGTCAAGTGGTACGAGAATGAAAGAACGCGCGTAGCTACCCTCTACGGCAAGTTGGTCGAGAATGCCGGCGCGGTGGAACTGGAGACTCTACGATCCACCAACAAGCGCCAGGAGAACGTTGACACGGCGGTTACTGGAGCGGCCTCCGATCGGATCAAGGACATGCAAGCAAGGGCCGGCGGCGCGCAGCGCATGCTCCGAAACGTGCAGGCCCTGGAGGCGTTCGCGCCGGAAATGGGTGACCCCAATGCGCTGGTGGCGAGCAACCCGAAGCTACGTGACTGGCTGATCACGCTCAACCTACCCGGCCTGGCCGGCGGCACCATCGGCGAGCTACGCGCCAGCCAAGTGTGGGACAGGCTGGTGACCAGTTTCGCAGGTGACGTGAGAGTGCCTGGGTCCGGCTCCCAGTCGGACAAAGAAGGTGAGTGGATGATGTCGCAGTTCGGCGGGCCCGAGCAGACGGCAGAGGACCGCATGACGCAGCTCGCCATCATCCGCAAGCTGGCTGAGAACCGCATTGCAGACCACACGGATGCGGCTGATATGTTCCAGAGTCAGAACGGCAAACTGTCAGGGCTGGACAAGAAGATTGCCGAGCGCAGCAAGCTGTTCGATCGGCCTCCAGCCTGGAAGCCGACAGAGGGAGACAATACCAAAACGCAGGGGCGCTACATGATGCGTCACGCGCGTGGCGAGCCTTACGCCGCATACACCGCGAACGGCGATCTACGCTATTATCGTAATGAAGTGGTGAATGGCCGGCTGGAGCCGAGGCCGCTCTTGGGCGGAAGCATGGTGGCGGAATGAGCGGATCGAACGAGTTCAATCCCTATGATGCCGGACTTATGGCGCCAGCAACTACCGGGGAGCCGCTGCGGTTTTCGCCGGTTAAGCCGGCAGGTGAATATAACCCCTATGACGCTGGGGTGATGCGCGGTCAGACCAGCAGTTCAGGTTATCCCGACATGACGCCGGGACCGCCCGATCCTAACGCACCGAAGAAGTCTGTCCTGAGCACCAGTTTTGCCAAATTACCCACCGACACGCGCCCGCCCAGCTTCTGGGAAACGATGCTTGACCCAGGCGCTGGAAACGTGCGTGTCGGCACGGCCATGCGCGAGGCGTATCGTGACACGCCTCCGATCGTGGGGCCGGCATCGCGCGATTGGATCAACCGTCAGAACCGGTTGCCGCGGGCCATGCTGGGCACGGCGGCTGACGTCGTGGACGTGGCTGGCAAGGGGCTTGCCGCAGCTGGCACAGGTATAACCACCAACATTTCCGAGTTCCTCAGCGGCGGTAATCCGCAATTGGCCAGGGACCTGACGCTGGGCCAGCAAGTGGTCCCGGTGGCGCAGGCCACCACGTTCGGGCCGCGCATGACCCGGATAGGTGGCAAGGATGTCCCCACGGGGGGCGAACCGATTCTGCGCAAGCCGGTCACCACGGTGGAGCAGGCCGATGCGCTATACGGGCCGTTGATCAAAACGGCGACTGAATCAGACTTTCGATTGCGTCCCGAGTTCACTCAGCAATGGGTCGAAGGACTGGATAAATACGGTCCGCAGTCGTCCTTCGAGAAGGCGGCACAGCCAGAGGGCACGCCGGTCACGCAGTTGGCTGGGCGTCTGAAGACGGCGGCGGAAACCACATCGCTGGACAACATCAAAAGCATTCAGGGCACCGACCGGATGATCCAGACCGCCATCCAGGACGAACTGAAGGCCGGGCGGACGGACAATGCGCGGCAGATGCGGGATATGTTGCAGGAGTTCCGCGACAAATACACCGACCCGCCGCCGAATATGTACAGCGGCAATGAAGGTGGCATCCAGGCGTTCCGCAATTCGATCAAAGCCTATGCCGCCAGATCGCGCATGGACGAGGTCCAGGGCATCGTTGACAGCACTGAGGGCAACACCAACCGGGCAACGCTGATTGCCTCGCGCCTCAACGCATTCCTGGACAAAGACCGGAACGTGAGAGGATGGAGCCCAGAGGAGAAGGCTGCCGTGAGGCGAGCGGCTAATGCTGGCTTTGTCTCGGAGCTCTTGCGTTCCAGTGGCAGTCGCATCGGCGCCATCATTGCATCAGCCGCAAGTGGCGTGCCGATCGTCGCCTACCCGGCCAATGTGGGAACATCGATGTTGCTGCGTAACACCGCCGATGCCCGTCGCGTTGCGATGGTGGATCAGGCCTTGGGGACATTGGGGAGAGGCGTGCCCCAGCCTGGAGCTGTCGCGCCGCCACCTGGGCCGGGCATCCCGCCGCCGGCAGCCATGATGGCCGCGCGTTACGCGCCGCTGTTGGGGCTGTTGGGGCAGTTGCAGGCCAATGAGGAGGCGAGCCGTTGACGACGCTCTTCGGCCTCTCTGGCCCATTGTTCGTGGAGGCCGGCAACACGTTCTGCCTCCCGCTTCGATGCCGCTTCATCGGCGAGGCGGTAGGCTTTGGCTCGACCCCATTCGCCCCACGGCACGTCGGACAGGGTCAGGATCGCCCATACAAGCAGCATCGCGCCGACTGATAGACCCGGCAGAATGATGGCGATCATCTTGTGTTCGTCCTGTGATTGAGAAGCTGATCGGCAATTTGCCGGCTGGGTTCCTGGCGATCCTGGCGCTGAACATCGTCGTGGTCGGCGGTCTGTTCTACCTTGAGGACCGGTTGTCAGCGGGGCGCGAGCGCGTGCTGCTCAAGATGATCGAGACCTGTCAGAACCAGCAGCGAGGATAGAAGTACGGGCGAGGTGTTTGGTCTGGGGGACCTGTGACCACCTCGCCCGCTGCCTGAGCGTCTGAGCCCAGGCGACCGCCGCATCGGGGAGCCACCTCGGTGCGGCGG